GGTTCAGGTCATTAACCTTAATCGACAACAAACGGATAAAACCCTCAATCTGGGTGACCTCATCCACCGTAAGCAGCGCATCGGCTTTCAGGTTTGGGTTAAAATCGGGGCTGAAATTCGTGGATGTGGTATTGCGGATGGACAGGTTCAAATCAAACAAGTGAGTGAACAGCTTGTTATTGGTCTTTGTACCGGGCAGCGTGAACGTCTTTGTCCAATCCGATGATCTGCTTTCGGGTTCACGGATGTCGGCAATGCTCTTGTTTATCTGTATTCCAAAATCGGTGGGCAGGTCAACGCTGTACCCACCACAAACTAATCTTACGTTGTTCATGCGTTCTGTAACCTTTCGGGTTCGGTATATTCAACTGTGATTTGCAGGTTATTCGGGCCATCAATGTAGTCAAATACCTCGTAGCTTGTGTCGGTTATGTTGACCGGAATGTTGCCGAGAAAAACCACAGGGGATGCAATCAAATCTTGCAGCCACTCAAATTCTGTTTCGGTCAGCCAGTTGGTGTTCAGCACCACTTGCTTTGTCTTTTCTGTGGCATAGTTGGTCATGCCGTGCTTACTGGTATCGTAAACATACTGAACTCCGCTGATGCCGTAATTGTTCCGCTTGAATTGTTTGCGAGTGACGTTGTATTTATCTCGTGACATCATGCTGCACCGCACCGTTTCAAAGCCACCCAATGGGTTCAGGAAGTACAAATATTGTGGGCTGTATTTACTGCATTCTTCTACCACATCAAAGCGGTACGCTTCCGTGCCGGGGTCAAGTGATCCGTTTACGACTTGCACCGTGTAGTAACTTGTATTGGTAGGAACAACACTCCCAGACGTTCCGCTGATTAAGGAACCCTGTGCGATAAGGTTCAGGTTGTTAGGCCCGGCAGCCACACGGAGCAAATATTCGGACTTGTCGGTTGTGGTGTCAAAGGTGTTATTGATTACCGATGTGGTGGTAGAACCTGCGCTGTCATAAGCAATCACCCGAACATCACAGGCATTGTCACCACGTAAAAAATAAAGGTAGTCATTTTGTGCTATTGTAACCCTGCGAGTGCGGACACGGGTCAGGAATTTACTGCTGCCACCCACAAAATCAATTTCATAATCAGTCACCTGCTCACTTCCGTACAAATAATAAAGCCCATTCCAGCAATATTTGCCCGTGTCGGATGTCAGGTTCAGGTATTCCGTGCCGCCATATTCCTCGCCAAATTCAACTGAATAAGCAATATAAGAATTGGCACATTTTGCAGGGGCTGCCAATCCAAGTGTAAAATCATACGTCACATAATTCTGCAATATCCGTGACAAATCAAACACCCCATAGTTGGTAGTGCCGTAGAAAATAGGTGCTTTCAGTTTGGCTATGATTGTACCGGCTGCGTTTTTTACGACAGCCACAAACTTGAAATTCGTTTGAGTGTAGTTATTTGAGGACACAACATAAGCAACGGGTGAATATACCGGGCTTATGTCGTTCGGTTCGGTTTCGATTGTAATTGCCATCTACCTAAAAAAGTAGGTTTGTGCCTACCTATGTAGTGGCAATCTCACTTGTAACGTATGCCGTGATGGGTTTACCCAAGGCATCTCCCAAGTGCTGTGCGATTGCATCAATGTTGGCAGGGGTCAGTACATCGCCTATAAAATTACCGCCTTTGTAACCAAACCTCTTTATCGTTCCTTTGCTGTGTATTTTTTTGGCAATCGCAATCGCCATAGATTTACGGGCTTCCAAAACTGACTGACCGCTTTCCTGTTTTGATTTGCGAACGGGAATACCTTTTGCAGTTATCCATTCCTCAATAGATTGCCACAGGAATTTACCGCCATTGTTTCCTTGCCTTGTTCTGCCCCTGCCTTGGTCTGCCCATAGGTAGTAACTTGCCATTTCGATTGGTACGGTCACTCCGTTTGCAGTTTCTTGAAAATCTAAAACCTTTGTTTCACCAATTAAATTACCTGTGGCTTTCAGTTTCTTTTGCCGCATGTCATCTTTTAACGCATCAACTAAACGCTGTGCAACTCCAATAACAAGGTCAGCAAGTAATGAATTAGGCATGGGGCTGTCAGGTATGCCGAACTTGTCCAGCAACCCTTTGTTGATTGCGTCTAACTGCGCTTTGGTAATGTTCACACTTATAAAAGTAGAAACCCCGACACAATGGCCGGGGCTTCATCCGTATGGGATTTGCACCCATGTCCTCACAAAAGTGAGATGCTACTCAAAGGCAGTATTCATTCCTGCTTACACCAACGGTATTTCAAACTTACAACATTTCCTGCAATAAAGCAATTTTATATACTGTGCTATCTTTGGCAGACTTTGCCGACTGCGCTGCTGTGTTCAGCCGTTCAGTCCTTGCCCTGTCCTTTTCTGTTTGGAAACTGACTGCGTTTAAGAACTCCACAAGCGGCATATTCAAAAAGAAATCCCACTTTGTCCTGTCACCCCCTGCGATGTTGTCCACCATTTTCAACCAACTGATGGCTGGGCGGTCTTTTCTCCGGCTATCTTCTTCAACTTCTCCACTTCCTGCTCTAAAAATACTTGGGTAGCTTCGAGTAATTCCGGTAAGCATAGAGAAAAAAAAAGCGTGTAGGCATAGGCAAATGATATAGGCATACGTTTCCGAAACTGCGCTGCAATCTTTTCAAAGTCATCTGTCTTTACTTCCTTGCGCTTTAGTGGGAATATCCGGTAAGGAACGCACAGGGCTGCCATAATCATGTGAAGGTTCTGCACCCATTTGTCCTTTTCAGCAAACAAGTCCTGCACCATGATAAATTGGTGGGCTTGTAAGTGGTGTTGATTAGCTGCGAATTTATACAGCGTGTTGCCGATGCGGAAGCTACCCACGTTCTTTGCAGTGGGTAATTCTGCCATGAATGCAAGTTTTGATAGCGCTGCTGTGATGTCCACAATCCGCATCTCCTCAATTTCGTCCAGTTTTTTATTAGATAAAATGGACAATGTTTTGAGCTGATTGTCAAATGATGGCTCGGTTAATAGCTGCAATTCCTGAAACTGCGCTATGCTGATTTCATTCCAATTCTTTGGTAATTTCATTTGTTACCTCCGTATGTTTTGTTCCAAATATGTTCAAATGCTTCATTACCACGCAAGTCATTTTTTCCTTCAAGGTTATCAAGCAAAATTTCAAGTATTGATAATGCTGTTTCTTCGTGTTGCTCCTTTTCCATTTCTTTGGCTTGTTGGAATTCTTCTGCCGTAATATAGCCCTTTGGTCTGCACCTATCTTCCAACCATTCAACTGCTGTCTGTTTGTTTTCCATACTACAAATATACAAAATTAAACAATAACAAACACACCTTTTTTATTCTTTTGGCTGCAATACCGGGCAAGTGCCAACGCACAAACAGCGTCATCGTGCAACCCTGATGGGGCAGAATAACGCAACCCGGTTGCCGTGTGTTCAAATTCAAAGTTACGCATTTCATCTGCGATTATGCCTTCGGGGAATTTAATCAGTCCAGCGTGAACATCGGCTGTCAACTGCTCCATCATTTGCTGTTTGCTTACCGATGTGAACTTAACCCCAACAGAACGTGGGCAATGCCGTTGTATCTTCTCAACAATCGGGTCACCTACTCCCGTGCTATCGATTGCCGCAGGGGTCTGCCCTACTACCCGAATGATGTGCTGTTCTGTCTGCGCCCAGTCCTTTTGAAAGCGGTCAAAATAGCAGACACGATATTCAGCATCCAATCCAATGACCACCGTGTAGTCGCTGTATTTTGCAAGGTCAATCCCGTACCACTCAACAGGTGCGGTGGAAATCGGGGCAATGCACTGCGAAATGTAGCTCAATCCAAATGGGTTGCTGCCATCCTCGGTAGGTTCTGCCAAATACAACTCACTGAATATGTGCTGCGGCAAGTCACGTTTCGCCTGTTCCACTTCCTCTAATTTCAGCACACCTGCATTGACTGCGTCATAAGCGGTAATCTTGAAAAACCCGTAGTTAGGTTCGCCCATCCTTGCTCGTTCGGATAGTTTATATCCCCAGTTCTTTTTGCCCTTTACGTTACCGATTAGCTTTGCCTTGCCTTCGGTTTTGGTAAGAGTAGAACGCAGGGCAAACCACGCATCTTCCCTCGCCCGTGTGAACTCGTCAAACACCGCTGCATAGACATCGTCACCATAAAGGTTGTCGGGCTTGTCAGCGGACTTAAATTCAATTATCCCCCCGGTGGGCAGGGTTAATCGTAACTTGCTTTCATTGACCTTAAAAAAGTCACGCACGGTCACTTGGTTACGCATACGCCTAAATGCGATTTCTGCCTGTTGGTACACGGGTGCCACCCACCAAACCGACTGATTTTCTTTGAGCTTCAATGCCTGTTCAAATAGCCAAATGATGTGACTTGCTGTCTTGCCTACTTTGGTGGCAGCAGCGGTAACGGTGTACCTATCAGGGCTGTCAAGTATCGCCCGTTGGTAATCCGTTACGAATGGCCGGGTGTAACTAATGTGCATTGATAAAATTCCAGTCTGTCTTTGTTTATGGCTTCAAGGTTGTGGTGTTGGTTGCAGTAAACCTGATTTGCTTCCCCTCGTGAATAGGTTGCAATCGGTTGGCTTTCCATTGCCTGTTTCATTGCATTGTACCAATCATCAGGTGTGTTCAGGCAGAACTTCACCCCGGCATTGTTCAGGTGTTGCAGGTATGGTTCAACTCCCGATGCAATCACGGGCAATCCATACGCAGCCGCTTCAATGATTTTCAGTTCGGATTTGCAGCTATTCCATTCGTTCTGCTCCAATGGGGCTAACGCACAATCAAATAAGCGGTAAAAGTTGCCGTATTCGTTGGGCTGCTGTGCATGGCTGACCAATACCTGCGGTCTCAATACGGGGTTGTTGCCGTTAAACTTGTACAGGATGCTATCCCAAATGTAGTTATTCGCCATCCAGCCACACAAAACAAAGCGGACATTGTCATGCTCATTGCAGATGCGTTCGATTGCTTCTGATAGTATCATGATGTCATTGCTGTGGGTAAGTCCACCAACCCAGCCAAAGGTGAAGTATTCCCGTTCCTGTGGGGTTGACAGCCACTGATCATCTGTCAGGTCAAGTGCATTCGGCAGAACCTGCACATTGCAGTTGTACTTCGCTATCTTTTGGGCAAGATAGTCTGTGGTCGTGGTCACACCATCGGCATACCGGATCCCGTCAATAATTTGCTGTTTGAGCTTATGCTCCCGGAAGTACTTATATGTCGGGTGGTGTTTTGGCAATACCCAATAGTCGTCAATGTCCACGATGTATTTGATATTGTTCTTTGCAAGGTAGTGCAGGATTTCGTAATGGTTGTCACCCAGCCACCTGTTGAAGATGACAAGGTCGTAGTTAGATAAATGCGGTATTCCATTGCGTTCAAAGTTTTGTGAAATGCTGACGGTGATGTCATCAGGGTAATCAATTTGCAATCGTTTGAGGGGTGTGTATAGGCGGTGGTATTCAACTCCACCCATGCCTTCCCAAAGGGCTAATACTTTCATTTCATCATCTCCTTTATTTCTGCAAATAGCCGCCTGATTTCGGGTGACTTGATTTTTAGACACGCCACCTGTAATTTTATTGTGCGTCTTTCTTTCGTGCGTTTCAGCCGCCTTCTTTGTGCTGTGTATTTCATTCGTATGTTTCGGTAAAATATTCGTATGCGTTCAGGTCATCGTCAATCATGGTGGCATTTACTGCATCCATAATCTGTTGCCGTTCCATTTCTTTGGCCTTGTTTATTACCGCAGTTGCCTGTTCAATAGATAAACTTGTTTTCAGGTTTTCAAGCAACCACTCAACTGCTGTCTGTTTATTGCCCATCTAAATTCAGTGTGATTTTGATTTCGCCTGTGACCGTTTGATTTACATCGGCCGTTTCTTTTGGTTTGCCGTACACCCTGCTGAGTAGTGTTTCAATAGAATACAAGCTGCCCTTTTCAAGTGACTTCCGCATAGCGTTTGCAATCGTCTTTTCAAGTACCGTTGCCTTCGGGTTCTGCCACACTTCTTTCAGCTCATCCAAGTCCATTGACAACATCGCCTGAATTGTGTCGTTTATTTCGGCTAACTTGTACCCCTGCTCTTTCAAAAGGGTAACATACTTTTTCGGTCGCCCGTTGGGGTTGGCAACCTCGCCTTTTTTGAATGGTGTTAAGTTTTGTTCGTTTGCCATATCTTCACTATTTGTTCACTATTTTCCACAAGTTGGACACATTTCTTTTTCTTCGGGTTCTTCTTTTATTTCGGGTAAGTCAATGCCCCATGCAATGAGTTCTTCTGCATCCCATTCATTTGCCAATTCATCCCAGTTCCATTCACCAAAAGATACGTTGTCCTTTATCAAAAATTCGTCACGCTGTTTGGCTGTCCACTCATCTGCTAATATGATTGGGATTTCTGCCGCCCCGATGTCGCAAAGTGCCTTATATCTCATGTTACCGCCCAAAATTGTGTAACCCCCAAAGTCGGAAGTGACGCAAACAAGTGGTCGGGCAGTCAGCATTTCAGGAAACTCAATAAGCGACCGCTTCAATTTGGCAAACTTATCCGCATTGATTGTCCGAGGGTTGTTCGGGTTGGGGTGAATATCTATGAGTTTAACCCACAGCATAGATGCGTACGTTTCTGTTTATGTGATTGTCAGGTTTGAAACCGAACTGCGCCATCAAATAGTCAAGCCCGGCATGGCTGAAAATTGTGCAATGCCCCACCTTTGGTTCAATGTATTCGTCATTTTCGGTAAGCCAATCGGCAAAGGAAGTTTCAATCATTATCTTACTACCGGGGTGGCAGAACTCTTTTATTTCGGCCAACTCGGCAAATGGTGCTGTCAGGTGTTCGATTACCTCGGTCAGCACAATGACATCATAGTCCTTTTTAAGGGATAAAACATCGGCATAATATCCGTTATAAGGGTCATAACCATCGCAATCAATACCAGCATCCTGCATAAAAGTAACCATTAAACCAGTTCCACAACCGTAGTCCAAAATGGTCGGATCGTGTTTGCCTGATATTTGTCGGATGCGGTCAAGCCGGGTTTGGTTTAACTCATCGGCATTGCGTTCATATTCTTTGCCACCGCCAACCATGCCTGATTGGTCTAACTTTTTGCAGAAGATATTAGCCAATTCGTCAGTGTAGTATTGCACCCCACCTTTGATGAATGCCTTTTTGGCTACCTTCCCGGTAATGGGTGATTTAGTTTTGCTCATATTTTGATTTTAATATCTGGGTCAGGTTCATAATTGTCCATGCCCCATAGCCATTGTCGCCCGTTGGAATTACGTTGTGCGCAGTCGGGCAAATTTCAACAACACGTGGATGCTTCATTACTTCGGCTATGGCATAGGCCATTGACTGGTTGCCGACAAATAACTCGCAGCCCTTAATGTAACCGCATAGCTCGGCAAAGTCATTGACTTGGATGTGTTCAATGTCAGGCAGTTTGGCAGAAATTACCCTGTATTCATCAGGCAGCCCTACAAACTTTATCTTGTCCTGATACCTGCGCAGGATGGAATAATCAAATGTCGGGTTGTGGTACCGGGCTGTGCGGTTCAAAATGATTTGGTGGTTGCCTAATTGCCACACATCAAAGTGTATCGGCTCGGCAAGGTTGCAGGTCAGTTCGGGGTAGACATGAAAATACCACTGGGAGATATGTCCAGTGTAATTGTGGAACTTCCTGAACAGGTTAAAATTGTAGTCGCATTTTGCGGCTTCATCCGTGATTGTGCATTTGCCGATAAAGTCGGTTGACATCAGCAACGGCACGAGCATCTGTGCCATCTTTAAATTCATCTGCACCTTGCCCATCGGGTGATTGAAATTGTATTGCGCTGGTACATCCACCTGTAAATATAGATGCACTTTGCTATCGTGCAACCGGGATGCTGCTCTCATTGCTGGGAGTGCGTAAATCAAATCCCCTGCGTTACCGCCATGAATTATACTAACCATTGAGTGCCTCTTTGTAAAGTTTTTTCAAAGCATCAAACATACAACTGCGACACGCTGGGAACGGTTGGCCGTACAACTGCCTGTGAACTTCGTTGAGTTTGGCATAGTACCCGGCTTCCAATGAGTAAGTGCCGGTCTTGTTTATCCTCTCAATATGCGACTTCAAGTCAAGGCAAAGTGAACGCTGTTCAGGTGTCATATACGAGTCATTATAAAGTAACAAACACAGGGTAAAACAACCCCCATAGCGATGCCAGTCAATGTGATTTCAATTAGTGTCATAGGTATCTGTCAATTAAGGCCCCAAATATAGCACATAATGCACCATAAATCACTCCATACAATCCAAATTGAACGGTAAACCATACCAGCCCCACCCACCACGATAGGCAGAAACCGCATTCAAAAGGTTTGATTGTCTTGCGGTAACGGCTGTCCAAGGCATAGACAAATGAAATCATCGGGGGAAAGAAGTACCGGGATAGCAGGACACAAAGTGCGGCCACTCCCAAAATGTCAGTCATCGTATTCATTATATTTTTCTTTGATTTGTGTTTTGATTGCGTTTATGATTTGGCTGATCTCCCGGTAATTGATTTTGGTATCACGGGCAATCATTGCCATGCTCTGTTTGTCTTCCCACAGCTGCCATAGTTTAACCACATACCATTCGGAACGGTTGAAATGGTTTGCCACCTCTTTGAAATTGACAGACTCCACCGCTTCCTGTTTTCTGCGGATGTGGGTTTCGTCATAATCTTCCGCTTCTTCATCGTAATTTTCAGGCAGGGTTTCGGTAGTGCGTAGAAAGTCCCGGTAAAACTTTGTGTAACGATTGCCGTTGACCGCATTGCAACCCACCCTTACTAAATAGTAGACAAGTCCATTACTTTGGTGCAGTTGTATCAGGCGGTCGGCATCCATTTCACAGCAGATAAGTAGAAGGTGTTGTTGTAGGTCGGCAGCGACATGGCTTCCAATTTTATTGCAGAAGTCAGGCAGCCACTTGGAATTGGCTAACTCAATCAGTATCTCTGTGCGCCTGTTCAAGTTTAAGTGCGTGAACTTTTTTGAGCCAATCTTTGAATGACTTGTTATCCCCGTATCGGGCATGGTCTTTTCTACATAACGCCATCAGGTTTTCAATCACATCAGCGTGTTTGCTTCCACCCATTCCCCGGGCTTCGATGTGGTGAATGTCCACAGCTTGTGCGCCACACACCTCACAAGGGATGAAATCACTTTTGTCATAGCCGAAATGGTCAAGATATACCTTCGTATGCTTCTTCACTGCACAAAGTTTATTCGTAAAAGTTCGATATTCTTATATTGTGGATAACTTTTATACAAATAATTTCACAAAAACTATTGCAAGTATAGAAAAGTATATTACATTTGCAGCATGGAAAACACTAAAACACCTTTCGAACTCGGCTATCAGGCCTGTCAGCAATTCAACTATTGGGGAACAAATGGCGAAAATCCTTTTGAATTGAACTCCGATGACTTCAAAGAATGGGAAAAGGGATGGCAATGGTACATCACCCAGACGATTGAATGGGAACGTGACGAGCAAAGCGACATTGATTATCACGAAAGTCAGCAATATTGTAACGAATAATTTGGAAATCTAAAATCTTTGTTTTATAATTGCATATCG